ACTTAGAGACCCCCTAGGGGGCCGCGACCCCTCCCCCCTGGGGTTTGAGGATTATCAGAATTTTCCCAGACTTTTAGGGAAGACTCTGATCCATCAAACCAGGAGAAAAGGGCCACGACGAGCCATTTTGGAGGTGAATGGGTAACTAATTTGACATTAGGCTCTTTGATAACTCATTATCAGACTTTTCTATACGTCCATCACCATAATAGATGACATACATGCCTTTAGGATTAGATTGATAGACTTTTCTCACCGCATCGTTGATAGCTATTTGGTTCTCACGGTCACTTAGAGCTTCACCAGAAAATACTAGGCGAGCCACGTAAGCTGACGTGTGATAGCCATGATCCTCGTCATACGCATACCAATTGTCAAACTCACCAAACGGATTGTAAGGGTTGTCTGGCGTTGAGAGAAGCATCGGTACTACATCGTCTTTCTGTTTCATCAGACTTTTCTCCTTACTCGTTTAGTATAGTATTAATTGTGCTGGCTGACAATCCCATTGCATCTGCTATCTCTGCTTGAGTTACACCAGGACGAGCTGCCATACTTCTTATCAAACATTCATCTGTATACGACACCAAACTTCTCTGTGTTCGTCTAGGCATTGTATAATTTCGAATAGTATCCAAAGAAGTATTATTAATAATCTCTGTCAAGAGACTACTAGAAATTGCACCAGCATCTATAGCAGCCCATTGTTTTGGCGTAATATCTATAGTTGGCTTCTTAGCTCCTATAGATAATCTAGCACCAGCAATGCATTCATTCTGGAGTCTTTTTAATTGATCTCTAGAATAATTTCCATCTCTCTTAGCTGCGTAGTATCTTTTATTTCCAAGAATTTGTGCTTGTCTTTCAAGATACTTATTAGCCTTAACAGATTTTAATGCATCATTTAATTCGGCTACCTCTTTTGCATACATTTTAACACTGTCGGGATTACGCTTTAGGTTATCTGTGTTGACCGCTATCAATCGAGAGTTATTTGCTAGCTTCTTCATAGTATTTGCAAAGTTAGCATACAATCTTTCTTTTGGATCATCCAGATTACCAACAAGTTCAAACGCATCATCGACTGCGTACATCTTCTCTATCTTATCTTGCTTCTTTACTTCTTTCCAACCGATAACATTTCCTTCTTTATCTCTTTTAGGAGACCATCGAGTTTTACCAGTCGGCTCGTATACTTTCTTACCAGTCTTAATGTCTATACCATTGACAATTCCTTCTTCTTTATTAGATCTTTTCGGACGTCTCTGGTCTACATACATTTCTGCACCAGCTCGTGTAACTATTGTAGATGCACCAGCCTTTGCATTTCCTCTGTATTTCTCATTAAGCTTGGCAATGTTATAATCCTCATAAGCTTTCTTATAATCCAAAGAATGTTTCTGAGCATCAATAACAACCATCGAATACTTAACAGCGGGAATCAAATCTTCTGCAGGGGCTCCTTTCAACGTCATATCTGCAATCAAATTTGTAGTTATTCCCATATACTGCTGCTTGACTTTATCGGGCATCTTTGGAAGCTTAGGGTTATAATAGATTCCGGTATCAAAGTTGTTAAGCTCTTTGAACTTAGCAGAATTGTTAACAGAAATCTTATTATTGTTGTTAGGTATAACAAGAACTGTATCACCATCAAAGTCGGCTCCAGACAGTTTCATAGCAGTCTTCATTGTTATACCAACAGCATCTTGAGCTTTTGAACCCAACATTCTTCTTGCTTCTGCATTGTTATTATTTACTATCAATTCAGGAATCTCAAAAGTTCCAGCATGAGGGTACCTTATCAAGATTACCTTTTCACCATTACGATAATTTGGAGCATATATCTCATTATCTTTTAATGATTTGACAGGAATTATAACATGCGAAGATTGACGAGGCATTGCTGCAGCAGAAAGATCAGCGGCTGCAGAATCACATTCATCAGCAAAAGAATATAAAAGACGTTTCTTAACAGTAGGATTCTGAATGGCATTTATTTCATCAAACTCCTGCTGCTTAGCTTTAATTGAAATATCAAGCTGTTCTTTTATAAGACTCTGAGATTGTTTAGATAACATTTGTGATGAAAGTGTTTTCTTCCAACCAGACCAATCACCTTCTTCATTAATAATATTAATTACAGACAACTGGTCATTTCCATCTTCATCTTTATAGTGTCTCTGACCAACAGTAACACCATTTCTCATTTTTATTGCTGCACCGAAAGGATTATCCCAATCGATAGACCCGTCATTCTTCTTCTTTAACTCTTTTAATACAGAATGCTCACTGTCTTCTCCTTTCAAAGGAGTACCAGCTGGTTTCTTAGTATTAACAAGAATATCAACACCATCAGGAAGATTATCAGAATAAGTAGCCATTCCCTTGATATAATACTTATCATCAACGGCGACTCTTATTTGTGCATATTTGTTTTTGCCTAACGATACATCTTCCACTCCTCTACGAATCTCAACCAATCCATCTTTTTCTGGATCATAACCTATTCCAACTCTGTTAGAGTCAATAGACTTAGGTCGTTCAATACCGTAAAACGTAAGACCATTATCTTGGCTATGAATATCAAGAACAGGAACACCGATCTGTGCTTGCTTGAGATATTCAGTTGCTTCTTCCTGTGCCATCCCGGGTTTGGCCAATACTCGGATTGTTGTTTGCTGATTCTGGCTTCCTAACTGATTAGAATATAAATTATAGGTTTGATATCCAGCATTCTCCAAAGCTCTTATTGCTGCTTTGTATCTTGTTGGGCTCACGCCTAATATCTGTTCAGTTCCAGCACCAATATCAATGACTCCTTTATCATTAACAGAATCACGAAGAGCATCTGCTGTACTAAATATAGCATTCTTCGTTTCTTGTGCTGCTTTGTTCTGTAACAATGATCTTACTGATGATTCTGATATACCCATCTCTTTTCCAATGGCTGTATATCCAAGACCATTATTATAAAGCTCAGTAGCTTTACGAACATCGTCTTCTCTTTTGTAAGCTAGGGCAATAGTTCTATTGTCTCGCAATGCTTGAACATTTTCCATTTTAAAATATTCAGCAATCTGCTGCTCAGACAAACCTTGCTTTACTAACTCCATATAATCATCATAAGAAAATCCACTTCTCTGGTACGGATGTTTTCCGCTTCCATAAGGATATCTACCAGAGCCTGGATTTCCTTTTGTATGATCAACTCCAATATGAGCTAACCAATCATTATACTCTTCAATTGAAACTTCTCGCATAAATATCAATTAGCTCCTTCCTGTAATTCTTTTAGTTTTGAATCAAATCGCTTTATCTTCTCCATTATATATAACACATCAGTGATGAGCTCATGGATACTACCATCTGATTTCTCATACTCTTCACCAGAATGTAATATCTTAACTTCATTCGACTGATATATTCTCAATTCAACCCCAATTGTATTTGGGTCAACGTTATACTCTAGACAAAATAAAGCTGCATAGATTTCAAGCTGCTCTATATGTGCTGGGATCTCTCCGGTTTTAAGATCATGAATTCTTAAGAAATCATTTCTAAAACAAATAGCATCAGCTGTACCAAAACAATTCTCGCTATAAAATAGAACTTGTTCTGGCGTCATGTGATAACCTATTGCATCATTTACATAAAGGTTTAATGTTTTCCCAGATCTAGGCAATTTCTGGTTCAGCTTAATACATGTTGCTGCAAAATCATGGAGTTCTGTTCCTCGCTGAGCTGCAGTTACTGTATTATATCTGTCAATCAATTTGTCTTCATCATAGTTAAGCCAATGCCATTGACTGGCTCCTAAGAATGCATGGCATCCGGCTAACTTACTGTGGTCGTTGAATTTCATCATTCACCTCCGTTAAAAAACAATATCAATTCATTTAAGACCATTTCTTCATTCTCTGGAAATATAAAGCTTGAAAATGACATCTCATTCATCTTACCAACATAATAATCTTGATTAGGTTGATGCTCCGCATCCTCATCGATCTTTACTTCCAGTGTTGCCCACTTATTTCTGTATAATATCAATAGATCTGGTATACCTTGAAGATATCCACTATCTTCTTTTAACACCAAACACCCGGGAAACATCTCTTTTATTTTCTTTATCAGTTTTCCTTGGTATGCTGCTTCTGTCATAAAAGGCTCCTTTTAAAAATAAAAGGGACAAGTTTATACTTCCAAATATCCTAAGATATTCAGAAGGTGTATCTTATCCCTTCTATTAAGCGACATGTTTTTCACGCGAATCTATAAAAGCTCGCTCGTTAAAGGTTTTCTTATCATTTATTGTATCTTTGATAGCAATATCAATACGAGATGATGAGAATATATGATAATAATACAGATCAGTAAACGGTGTATTTAATCTATCAATTCTACCGCTGGCTTGCTCAAGGATCTTATATGAATAGTTGAGAGACCAAAATATAACAGTATCCGTCTCTGTACAATTCCATCCTTCAGCTCCAGCGGTATATTGAACTAAATATATCCATGAATCTGTATCAGGTATCATTTGATGTCTATGACCATTCCATTCACTATAAGAAATATTATTGTCCTGACAATACCCTTTAAGAATCTCGAGCTCATAATCAAAATTATAAAAGACTATACATTTGTTATGTAGCTTATAGATTTCAGTTAAAATATCAATTCTTGATGAATCCATATTCGATATCTTTCTCAAGCACATACATAATTCTGATATATTCTCTACCGGTTTATCCTCAAATACATTCCATCTCTGTTTCCATACTCTAGAATATAAATTAGGATCATACGATGCTTTAACCCAATAATGATGACGCTTGGTAGTTTTGCATGAATCCATATCAACTAATATCTGTGATCTTAGCCAATTTAGTTTTTTCTCATTAAGATACATTTTTATCTTAGGATACTTTTTATAACTATAATCCAAAACAACATGCTCTTTATAAAAAGCAGTTCTATTCTTATAAAAACCATTTGCTATGAATACTGGAATATAATCTATCCATGTGTCGCCTGGCGTTGCACTTAACAATATCCAATTGTTACTTTTAGATATCTTAATAAATGTTTTTGACCACGCTCCACTGCCAACCACTCTTTGCTCATCAAATATAAAGAATGCATCTTTAACATTCTCGTATTTCTTTATGTTATTCCAAGAATCAATATAAACAGGAATTATTGAATCTTCATATGGTCCTATACAGAATGTACATAACTCTTTCTCCCATTCTAAAGAATCACGCTTCATTGCTGTGGTGATAATATAAAGAGGCTTGATCTTCTCTGGCTCCTTCATAGTATATCCATCATAGACACCATCTAATTCTCTTGTCCAAAAATATAAAAGAGCTGTAAAGGATTTCCCCGATCCGACCACACTACAAAGAATGGAGCCGGACCGGAGAGAATCTACAGCTTTTAATTGTGATTCTTTAGGAATCATTCAATAGGAAATGGGAGACCAGTATTATCATCAGGAGTTGATATAGCATTCATCTCCTCAATCATCTTCCTATACTTTTCATCAATGGGGTTCTCCTTGATCGTTACGTACATAGAATTAATATATGCAGCGATTCCTTTCTTTCCACCCCATTCCCAATATGAAGGACCAATTACAGCATCAACACTAAGAATATCAGCTCTGTCCAAAGTATCAACAGTATCCTCAGTTACATGTACAAGACCATCATCTCTTACAATAAATATCTTAGGATCTCTAGGCTTACCTTCTCTAGTTCTGAATGTGAGCTTCGACTCAAGCAAATATCTTACGTCACCATCGTCATTAATAACCTGCTCTCTAATATTCCATCCGTCAGTCTTAAGCTGATCAGCAATATCATTAGGAATAACAAACGTTACTGTTCTTACTCCACCATTAGGATTAAACTGTGTGGGTCTACCTGCAAAATTGCTATAAGCAATCTGTCCTTCTGTTATGTTAATATCATTTACTCTCGGCATAATTATTACTCCTTTCAATTATATAACCGTCTAAATTATACCCATCTGCACATGTCTTTGTTACTGGATCGAACTTGCTGCATTCGCAACAAATATCAATCTTTTCATCACCGCAAGGCGGCAACCAGGGGATTACATCTTCCGGTACTGGATCATCTGATGTAAACCACTCTGGATCACCATACTTGCCTATGTTCTCTATGGCATCATTGGTTAACTCATCATAATAATCGAAGTTTATATCATCTGTAATCTTCTTTACTACTTCAGCCTCTAACCAACGATATCCTTTAGCTCCTGTTGCAGAGACATACTTATCTCCTCGCTTTACTACTAATTCTCCTCCGCCATGTCCATCCTTAATCGGACAGAACGATCCAACTTTACCAACGAACACATAATTATGCTCATCCGGTCCAAGTCCTTCATTCATATCCAAATATAAAAGATCCTTAACAGACTTAGTCTCACATACGTCAGAGAATATCAATGGCTCATGTGTAAACAAAGTCTTAAATACATAGGGCTGAGCAAACTGAGCTCCTGTAGCTGTCCAATGATGATCGGACCTATCCTTTGCAACATACACTGCATTATTAACAAGACACATCTTTTCATAAGTGGCCTCATGCTCAAAAGTATATCCATACTCTTTACCATAGTCCATTACAAACTTAATAATATCCTGAGTTGCATTAGGAATCTTGATCGAATCTGTCTTAATATGTGCTACTGTGAATCCTCTAGCCTGAACCTCATGCTTGAGATTTATCATAAACAATGCTCCACGCTTTGCTACAATATTATCAATATTACGAGGATCTCTAAACGGATTCTCAAATCTAGCACTTGTCAAACCGTACACGGAATTAATAGCTGTCTTAAGCGCTAATGACAATTCTTTAGCTTTCTTCTCGTCATCCAAATATGGAGCGAGCTTACCGCCAAACAATTTCTTAGCCTTATCAAATTCTTTATGCTTAATATAAATACGAGCTAACTTAAGATCACTAAAATTCTTAGTATACTTACCAAACAAATTAAGTGCTTCAATTGATGTGGGATGCATAGATGCTACATCTAATAATGCAACATTAGTATACATACCAGGCTCAGCATAAACATATCCACCCTCACCTACTTCTTCATCACGATATATACTCTTTCCATTCTCAAAAGAATATCCAGGGAACATTACGGACAAATCAGTATACTGAAGCTCAGACTTAATTGCTTCCGGATTAGATCTTACATCATCACCAAATACAATTCTAGTTGTATGCTGGTTAGTTGTAGAATTAACATTCAAACCAGACAACTCAGCCAATATCTGTCTAGCTGTCCAATCCGCACTAAGATAATCAAATACCACTTCTGTTGCATTAACATCATTTGTACAATACTCAATTACTTTATCCCGCAACTTCTCATCAACAGGCTGATCCCACGGTATACCCATCTCCTGATGATGAATACCTAACTCAATCTCAAACTTCTTCAGTGACTGCTTATGTGATGCATCAGCGAAGTCATAAATATCAGTATAACTAAGATTATAAGCTTCTCTAAAGAACGCATTACCTGTCTTACCACCAGATATAATTCTCTGTGATAACTCATATAACTGTTCATTAGTATACCCTATCATCCTGGCATACATAATATGATTATCATATCGCCTATTATTAAATCCAACTAATCTACCAGAATTAATGATCTTTGAAATATCAACAGGAGTGGGATTAATCAAAGAATTCACTCGATTATTCTTACCCTGCTTCTTCCAACACACAACAAATAGATTAGGATATACCTCGACATCATAGAATATCAATGGCTTATCCGTAATCTCTTCATCGTCTTTTCTTATATCATCCGGTTCATCAGCTGACATAAAATGCATTTCTGATACTTTCTTCATACAATAATCGGCATTATGTGTACTATTCATTGCAAACGACAAAATATCATTATACATGTTAGACACATCATACTTCATTCCAGAATTATATGCATCCTCTAACAACTTAAATATAAAGTCAATACTCGGCTTTGTAGCCGGATGGTACTTCTTCAATAAGTTATTAGCAATCATTAGCCTGAGTGCTTTTTCATTTTTCAAAGCTTCAAAGTCCATCTTTTTCTTGGCTCCTTTCAACGGCAGACCTGAAGATATCTCTTTCATTGGAATATCATTACACTTTGTAAGTTTTCTTCGAAGAGATGCATTTCCCTTAAAGACCTTTACTTCTATACCCTCAGAATATAAATAATTCAAATTATCTACATCTCCAGTATAAATATAATGCAAATGTATTCCACTTCCAGACTTACTAAATTCTGCATAAGTCGGAGGCCATTTACTTGCCGCTTCAATATTCTTTTCTTGTGATTTCTCTCCATTCTCATCCTTTAGATCAAAATCAATAACAATCATATTCTGAGGCGGCTTAACATAATGCACTCTGGTTGTGTTAATATCGGCTAATGTAGTCTTAACCTCCGACCATTTCTCTAATGGCGTCTCACTTCTAGAAGCATATTGAGCTGGACAATCATACATAACTGAATCAAATAATGATACTGTCTTATCTAACTTAAGCCAATTATCGGGTTTTGGTTCTTCCAGTTCTTCCGGTACCGCCGCATCATTATCACTAAATTTGCTAGTCTTAAACCCAGAATATATACTTCTGATCTGAATACCATTTATTCTAGTTATAGGACTAAATTTATCAAAATAATCCTTTAACTCTTCTTTAAATTTATACATCGGCAATTTGTATTGAACTAATGTTTCATCACAATAAGCCTTGTATAAACCATAAGCATCTTTTAAACTTATCCAATTCTGCTTAGCAAATGCATCCTTATACTCGTCAATGAAGTTAAAGAATACATCTGTCCTATACATCATTCTTATTGGAACGTAATCGTCGTAATAATTAGGACCAAGTTCTGTATAAATATCAAGACACTTTTGAGCTATAGCACCTAACTCAAATCTAATCTCCTTGACCAATTTATTATACTCTTTGACAGGCACCTTATTTCCTGATGGAGATACATCTATCAAACGCCTAATTATACCAGACTTAGAATCAGTTATTCTTACAGGTTGATTAGTAGCTAAATATAAAAAGGTATTAGGTCTAATCTCATACTTAGACTTAAACTTCTCATTAACAACAACCTTCTCGTGTGATACAATAGAATTTAATCTAGTGTTATCTTCTATTCTAGACAAATCACCATCCTGCTGAATTGCAACTAGTGGATTGTCTTTTATAAATTCCATTGAGAAGGCATCATTATTTGAGGTTAAACCTTTTGCATCAAAGCTACTACAATATCCTTCAAATAACTTTTCTATAATATTAAGAATTGTTGACTTACCTGCACCGGCTTGACCATACAAAACGATGAATTTTTGTATCTTCTTACTATCACCAGATATAATACAACCAATTGACCATTCTATCTTCCTTCGTTCTTCTTCAGAATATAATACTGACATAAGAGTATCATAAGCTTCGGTACTGCCATACTCAATTGCATATGGTAATCTCTTACTACTATAATCTTCTCTCTTTACTTCAGTATTGGAAAATATAAGTTTACTATCTAATTGTATTAATGAATCTGGTCTAGATTTGACATACTGCTGAAATTCAGTCCAAGTCTTATTGTTGAAGTTACTAAGTTCCATAACTCTAACATTTGGTTGATTGTCAAACTTCTCTTCTTTATACTTATACATCTGTTCGTCAATCAATCTAGGAACATCACATTCGTCCGTAGACCAAACCTGCTGTGCTTCGTCCCATATAGCATAAAACGATTTACCCTTGACCATAAGGTCCTTTATTCGCTTTACTCTATATATTGGATAAATTTCTATCATGCCTTTCTTTCCTACTCGGT